ATAGCCTGGCGACGCTGCTCTGTGGTTTCGGTGTTCAGATAGCCGAGAGCGTTGTCGATCTCGTTATCTAACATCCCTTTGAGTTGAATCTGGTCCATTTACACGATCCATTTAGTTGAAACTGCAATCGGTTTACCCCAATTGCTTGTGGTGTTTAGGCCGACAGCGAGGTATCTAAAGGCGTCGCTGGCGTGTGAGCTCCAGTCGTGGAGTGGTTTGTCATAAAACACGTTGCGCTTCTCGTCATGCTCTCTGCGGTAGTTACGCAGCGCGTCTAGTCCCTGCTTCACTCTAGGGTGAAAGTAGCAGTTGGGCAACATCCTGCGAACCGCCTGGATTCCGTCGTCTACACCCAGTCTCGGGCAGACTGTGATGTTCAGTCCTAGGTCTTGTAATGCCTCTTTCCGGCTCTTGCCGGTTCCCAACTCTCTGACCTCTACGTCGTGCGGCAGGATGTGCTCTGCCTGCGTGTAACCGTTGTTCTTGATCCAGTTGACGTAGTAGTCTAGTCCGACTCCGTGGTTTTCCATGAAATCAAGTAGGCGACGCTCTTGCCCCGCGACCTGGCAGACCCAGATGGCCGTGGAATCACCAACACCCAAGTCCCATGCCGTATACGTCTTACAGAGATCGTCCCGCGCAAATTCCGTAAACCTTTCTGGCGGGAGAGCGTTAAGTAAAGCGGCGTAATATGAACCTTCGACCGCAGCCGCGAAGGAACATTCAAACTCTTGAGCGTACTTGTCGTCGCCCATCTCTTTCTTGGCAGCGAGCAGTTCAGCTTGCGGAAGTATGCCCGTCTGCGAAGCCTTGAACTCAAGTAGTCGCCAGCCGGGTTCTTTCTCGGCTCGGTCTCGGAAGTCTTTAAAGTGGTTAGCACCCTTGGGGGTTCCTAGAAATAACGCCCAGCCCATGCGATCTGCGAGAGCAGGGCGAACAATCTCATTCCATATCTTCGGATTCTGGTCACCAATCTCATCCAGTATTACGCCATCGAAGTACTGCCCCCGCAAGGAGTCCGGGTTGTCTGAGCCGTACAGTTGTATCCTGCGTCCGTAGAAGTCTATCTTTAATTCCGAGATATTCGCCGTGGCTTCGAGCGGTCGTGTGAACTGGCATAGGTAGTCCCAGGCCACTCGCTTGGCTTGTCCGTAGGTTGGCGCGATGTAAGCAAAACGCGGGTTTGGCTTCTCGCACTCAAGGGCTGAGTGGATGAGTTGGTTAAGTGCCGCCACCGTCTTGCCCATACGCCGGTGAGCCACCACCACCACAAAACGATTTGCCGCCACAGCATCGTGAATCTCTCGCTGTTGCTCTCGTGGCTTGTATCCGGTTTCAACTACTACCTCGGTCATATGCCCGTGATGACGCTTATCTTTAGCGGCTGTCCATCGACCCCCGTGTGTTCATTTACTTGGGTTTCTTTCCAGCCAGCCCGTGTCTTGAGCCAAAAGATCATGGCCGTGGTGTTGCCGTTTTTGGCTTGCTCATACAGAGACTTGCCGATCTGAGCATTGGCGTCTACCCGCCCGTCGTCTAGCTCTTGGCGGTAATACTTGGTAAGCGTGTCTGCGCTGATCCCTAGCTTCAATGCTATATCTTCGTGCCGGATACCTACCGCAGCCAGAGTCTTGACCTGAAGCCGATTCTGGTCAGTCGGTTGGTGAGCCGGTCTGCCCACTCCTTCTGCCATCTTTATATCTCCGTTAAATTACTAATTCTGCCTTTTGGCCGGTGAAATCTTCCCACCGCTTTACGATTACATCGCAGTACTTTGGGTCTAGTTCCATGAGCCTGGCCACGCGGCCATTCTTCTCCGCTGCGATAAGGGTGGAGCCAGAGCCACCGAACAAGTCTAAGACTATATCCGCGCCCTTGGTGTTGTTGAGCAACTGGTACTCAATTAACTCGACCGGCTTCATAGTCGGGTGAATATCGTTTCTCTTTGGGCGCTTACAGGAAATAATCGTGACCTGCTTTCTATCAGCTGCCCAAAGGTGTCCAGCGCCATCTTTCCAGCCATATAAGCATGGTTCATGCTTCCAATGATAGTCCTGTCGGCCCATTACCATTGTGTCTTTATTCCAAATAAGGCATTGCCGCACTTTCCAGCCAGCGTCTTTACAAGCACCCCTAAAGTTAAATCCCTCGGAGTCTGCGTGCCAAATATAAAAGACCGCACCCTGTTTCATAACCGAATCTGCGGAAACAAATGCGTCCCGCAAAAATTGCCGGAACTGGTCATCGCCCATTGAATCGTTTTGAATCTTAAGAGCGTCTTTGGTCTTACCCTCGTAAGCCACGTTGTACGGCGGATCGGTAATCAAAATATCGGCCAGCCCACCATCCATCAGCTTTTCCACCGCATCTATGCTGGTAGAGTCGCCGCACATTAACCTGTGCCGTCCAAGTTTGTAGATGTCTCCAGGCTTAGTCTTTGGCTCTTCTGGAACCTCTGGGACGGCATCTTCGTCCGTCAGCCCCTCGGTTTCCTTTATAGGGTTCAGCAGGGCGTTAAGTTCGTCTGCCTCAAATCCTAGTAACGATAGGTCAAATGACTCGGCGTTCAGTTCTTGCAGCTCGACCGTGAGCATCTGGTCGTCCCACCCCGCGTTCAGAGCCAAACGGTTGTCCGCTATCACATAGGCTTTGCGCTGGGTGTCTGATAGGTGGGCCAGCCGTATACAAGGAACGGCCTGTAAGCCTAATTTTTGGGCGGCCAGCACCCTGCCGTGTCCAGCAATGATGCCGTTGTCCTCGTCTATCAGGACGGGATTGTTAAACCCAAATTCTTTGATGCTCCCGGCGATTTGCGCTACCTGCGCGTCGCTGTGGGTGCGGGAGTTTTTCGCATACGGTATGAGCGTTGCGGTTTCTAGCCACTCTACTGCTTTTGCGCCTTGCATCCGATTCCTCGTAGGTTGTTCGGTGTCTCTATTTTACAACATTAGTCTTTCGGCTTGTATTTCGCTTTGAGCCTTTCCCCGAGGCTTTTGAGCTCTTGGAGGTCTTGGCGGTTTTGCGGGACTTTGGCGGCCCATCGTTTGAACTGGAGGGCTGCGGGTGTAGGCGTTCCGTTCTTGTCTTTGAGAGAATGTCCAGCAGTGAGTGATTGTGAGGCTTTGCGGTAGATGAATTTGGCTCTGTCCCACTGGTCGCCTGGGCTTGCACCCTTAGTTGTCCGGACGGGCTTGCGAACACTACCACCCGCACGATTGTGTTCAGCCATCTTTTTAGTAGTCCGAGCATCATATTTTTTGAACGCCTCTGCTGCTTGTTTGACGGTGCGGGCCATTACTTTTTAGCCTGTGCGCCACGCATATTTGCCACCAGGGAAGGATACTTGGTCCCTGTGGATTTGGCGAAACGCTTGGCGGCTGTCTTTTGGTTCTTGGACAGGGGCTTGGATTTGCCGAGCTTTTTAGGTCTAGCCTTTTCCCAGACGTCTTTCATTTCCTGACTCCTATTGCGTAGCCGCGAGCGGCTTTGAGGTAGCGTTTCTTTAGGGGTGTTTCGTCTATTGCCTTGCAGACCCCCGGAAACTGGTGGGGGGTGTAGTCGTCGAATACCACGACTTTAGGGTTTACCAGACGGTTGAACTCGTGGCAGACATCCTCGTAGGTATGGCCGCCGTCTAAAAATGCGAAGTCCACCTCCGACCGCTTCAGCGTCGTTTTGGTGTCCCCGGTTATGAATCTGATGTAGTGCAGCAAGTCTTTCCAGGGCTCCAAGAGTTGTTGGCGGGTCTGGAGGCCCTTCTTGTGGTCGTCTATGCAGTTCCAGTAGAGCAGTTGGTTGTGCGGGATGATGTCGTAGGTCGTAATCGAACCCTTGACCTTGGCGTCATCCAATGCCTTTGCCATGCAGACGGCTGAGAATCCCCTTGCCGTACCAGTCTCCATGACCGTGTAGAAGTCTTGGGGATTATCCGCTATGAACTTGCGGAGCGTGCTGTAGACCACCCTGCCGTGGGCATAACAGATGTTAGAACCTTTTATACAGACCTGGGTATGTAGTCCCAGATTGTTACAAAAATCCAAATCAATTTTGTAACCTACCTCTTCCTCGTAGGCGTCAATCTCTGGGTAGACCTGAGACTTGGCGTGTTCCCACAGGCTTAGGTAGGTTTCGGGGGTTCCCTTCACTTCTTCTTCTTGACCTTGTTGGGTAGCTTTTTCATGCTGGACTGGCCTTCTTTGACCATCTTCTTGGCGGTAGACATGGGAATCCCGAGTTCTTTACTCAACTTTGGGTTCTTCTCTACGGCGTACATGAGTCGGGCTTGCGCCTTGGATTTGAACGGCATCAGTCCTCTCCTTCCATTTCATATTCTTCTTCCTCTGGCTTCTTGAATTCC